TTACAATGGATGTTACTTCTCCAAGAATTTTACCAAATTCCTTTTTATCGACCGCTTCAATTGTCAGCTTCTTAGNNACAAAATCAACGGTNGCACTATTTACTCCTTCNAGGCTTTGTGTTTGAGCTTCAATCTTTGCAGCACAATTCGCACANTCAAGTCCTTCAAGTATTAATACTTTTTTATTGCTCTTGNTAANGGATTTTTCTTTCACTNCCACATCCGGTTCGTGCTTGTGCACTATGGTTTNAACNTGCTGTANTGTATTCTTATACTCTTGCTCTGATTCAGTTTCTAAAGTCAATGTCTTGTTCATGAAGTTCATATAGGCTTTGACTCCATTTAATTTATTAACCTCATCTTCAATTTTAGCTGCACAATTTGCNCAATCTAANCCTTCTAAAATTANTTCCTTCTTTAACATNACTGACCCNCCTTTACTTCTACTTTCTTCTGAAATATGAATTAATCCCTGGTCAAATATTTGCTTTACATGTTCATCTTCAAGAGAGTAGAATACAATCTTTCCTTCTCTTCTGCTCTTTACTAGTTCAGCCTGCTTTAAGACTCTTAGCTGATGTGAAATTGCTGATTGGGTCATATTTAATAAGAATGCAATATCGCAAACGCACATCTCTGATTCATCTAATGCCCAGAGTATCTTAATTCTTGTTGAATCTCCAAAAACTTTAAATAGTTCTGCTAGATCATATAGAGTTTCTTCTTGAGGCATTTTTTCTCGCACTTTATTTACAATTTCCTCATGTATTACATCACAGTCGCATCTTTCAATTGGTTGAATTTTTTTTGCCATATTTATATCACCTCTTTATCATTCAATTGAACACTTGAATAAGCTTTCATATATAATATAAACCTCAATTCTCCGTTTGTCAATAAAAACATATGAGTAATTGTTCAAGTGTGTTTATCTTTTAGCTTTACGGTCAAGACCGCCACCTCTAAGCGCAGCGTAGGTGGGTTTTAATCAGGTGGAGTAGACTCTCCATCTGATTCCCCGATGTTTCAGCTTGCTGAAACGAGTTCACTTATTAGATTATCCCCAAGTATAAATAGAAAAGAACCGCCCATCAAGAAGTATTTCTCCTCAATCGGCGGTCAAGTTCATTTTAAATTAATACATCAATCTCAACACCAGACTTGAACTCAATAGTTAGATTATCATCGAAGACCGTTACTTTCTCAATAAGTTTCCTTACCAGCTGCTCATCATATACCTTCAGCCGGTTGGACTGCTCACTCAAGAATTCTGTCATCTCAGCAATCCTCTGCCTTCTTCCTTCACGCTCTGCATTTTCAACCAGTGCATTTTGCCTTAGTTCCCGTAAGCGATATATCTCATCAGCCACTTCGTTATAATCATTCTTGGATTTTGCTTGTTTAAGAAGCTCCTGCTGCAAGTCATTCAATTTTACATCAACGTCATCGGTAGCATTATCGCTTTCCGCATTAAGCACGGTAGCTATATTATCTTGCAACGACTGGAGGAAAGATTCTTTGTTGCCTAGAAGTTCATTGATAGCTTTTATAACCGCAGTCTGCAAAGTTTCTTCATTTATTGTAGGGGAAGTGCAGTCAGATTCCTTTTCTTCCAGGCGGCTGACACATCGCCATACGATAGACTTATAACCTCGATTGTTCCAATGTACCCTGCGATAAATGTCACCGCACTGTCCGCAGTAGACGGTGCTTGATAAAGCATACTTGCTGCTGTAGACCCGTTTTTTACCACCCTTGCCGCTTTGGATGCTTGCCCTGCGTACCATTTCTTCCTGAACCTGCATATAAAGGTCACGGGGGATAATAGGCTCGTGGCTGTTTTCCACATAATATTGTGGAACTATTCCGTTATTCTTGACCCGCTTTTTGGAAAGGAAGTCCACTGTATAAGTCTTTTGTAAAAGGGCATCTCCGATGTACTTTTCGTTCTGCAGTATCTTTTTTAGTGTTTCAGGTCTCCATTTTGCTTTGCTTGCCGCTGTAAGGATACCGTCTGACTCCAATCCTCTTGCTATCTGCAAAAGGCTTGCTCCCTCAAGGTACTCTCTGAAAATTCGTTTGACAATCTCTGCTCCCTCTGGGTCAATAACCAGTTGCTTGTTTTCATTTTTCGTGTATCCGAGGAAACGGTTGTGGTTGACTTGGATTTCACCTTGTTGGTAACGGTACTGAATGCCCATCTTAACATTCTGGCTTAAGGATTGACTCTCCTGTTGGGCAAGGGATGCCATAATGGTCAGCATAACTTCACCCTTGGAATCCATCGTGTTGATGTTCTCTTTCTCAAAGAATACAGCGATGTTCTTATCCTTTAGCTGACGGATATATTTTAGACAGTCCAGAGTGTTTCTGGCAAATCGACTGATGGACTTTGTAATGATCATGTCAACATTTCCATCCATGCACTCATCAATCATGCGGTTGAATTCTTCACGCTTTTTGGTGTTTGTACCCGTAATTCCATCATCCGCAAAAATACCTGCCAGTTCCCATTCTGGGTTCTTTTGAATAAAATTTGTATAGTGTTCAATCTGAATATCATAACTTGTGGCCTGCTCATCACTATCCGTTGAAACACGGCAGTAAGCAGCCACTCGTATTTTAGGTTTGCTTTCACCGTTTTTATTGTTTCCGACTCTCTTAATTGCCGGAATCACCGTTACATTCTTACTTACCGCCATCTGCTACACCTCACTTTCTATTAAGCTGTATGCATATTCTGCCTGCTTGAATGGATTATCATATTTCTGCACCTGTGGCTTTGCTTTGAACTTCACCGCATAATCTATTTCCGGCATATCCTTAGGCTCCCGTATCCTCCCAAGCATTTCTGCTCGTCTTTGCTTTTCTGCACTAGCTTTCTCAAAGGTTTCCGCATCGACAATAGGAGGATAAAACTCATCACCAAGGTAATGCTTGTTCTGTAAGATCTTGCCTGCGGTAGCATGGTAGCAATTTATCCCGGCTTTTTTTGCCGCATCCTTCAAGGAAAGTCCAGATAAGTACCCGGTATATAACTCCATTATTTGAACTGCTGCCGTTTCATCAACCACGGCCTTTCCGTTTTTAATTCTATATCCATAGGGTGTATGTCCCATCTAATTCACCAGCCTTTCTCTCAGAGTAATTCCACATTTTAATTCAAAACCAATCTCATCCCGTGAATAAGCAATAATTCGTTCCACATAGTTTTCAAATAACTCGTCCTCATAAGCTGTCAGCATTTTAGACTTTGCCGTAAACTTTAATAGAAGGTTGACTTCCTCCACCTTTACAAGATTACCGTTTACCGAATGAGAAATCCGCTCCTTATCGGTTCGAAGTCTTGCATCCTCAGCTGCCAGTGAATTCTTTTCTTTATTAAATAGAGCAGGATCCAGATACCCCTTTGTCATTAGACCCATCAGCATCTGACTCTGCTCCACGTTGTTTTCAATCTTAGTTTCCAGTTCTTGTATTTTGTGAAAACTCTCTGTGTTGTTCTGACTGCGTAGCCCATCTAGCAAGGGTCTCAAAATGAACTTTTGACCGAAAATCAGTTTATTCATCATCGTAACAAATGCCGTTTTTATATCATCGTCTCGTATAAACAGCATGGAACATTCCGTTACCTGCTTTAGGTGTTTATTGCAGCACCATGCAATGTATTTTCTTGTTCCATCTGAATGTATCCGCCTTTTAAAGGTACTACCACACTCCGAGCAGATGATTTTCCCAGAAAAAGAATAGCGGTTTTGATATTTTCCATTGCGTTTTTCGATGCCTTTTTCTTTTGCTCTCTGATTGATAATTGCATCAACGGCTTCAAAATCCTCATGGCTGACAATTGCCTCATGGTGGTTTTCTACCATATACATATCTTTTTCACCATAATTGGTATGCCTGTTAAAATGACTATCGGTATAGGTCTTTTGAAAAATAATATCGCCCGTGTACTTCTCATTGGACAAAATTGCTCGGACGGTGGTTGCAGTCCATCGACCACCTTTTTTAGTAGGAACACTATGATTATTGAGATCATCCGCAATTTTCTGAGTACCCTTACCCGATAACACTTCAGCAAAAATAAGCTTCACAACTTCTGCTTGCTTTGGATTCACCACCATTTGACCGCTTATGTTTTCATAGCCGTATGGGGGATATGCAACCTTGAAGGTTCCATTTTGAAAGCGTCTTTGAATTGACCACTTGTTATTTTCTGAAATGGAAATCGACTCACTTTCTGCAAGTCCGCTTAAAATGGAGAGCATCAACTCGCTTTCCATCGATTGTGTATTAATGTTTTCTTTTTCAAAATAGATGTAAACACCAAGGTCTACCAGTTTGCGAACCATTTCCAGACAGTCTGTAGTATTTCTGGCAAATCGGCTGATGGACTTTGTGATAATCAAGTCAATTTTCCTATTTTCACTGTCCGATATCATTCTAAGCAATTCGGTCCGGTTTTCCTTTTTCGTACCGCTGATACCCTCATCATAATATAATCCTGCATATTCCCATTCTGGGTTTGCCTTAATGTGGGTCTCGTAGTGAGTCTTTTGAGCCTGCAAGCTAACAAGCTGTTCATCACTGTCTGTAGAAACGCGGCAGTAGGCAGCTACTCGTAACTTTGGCTTCATAAATGATTCGACCTTGTCATTTTCTATTTTCGTTATCTTTCTCATCCTCTCACCTCCTCTTCGGTAGGTCACATGTTACCTCTAAAACCTTTATATATCAACGATTTTAAGGCATTATCTCTGCCAAAACAGGAGAGAAAGTTTGACGATTTAGTGCGGTTATTTTGTCAAATTCAGCCACTGTAATTAAGCCTTTTTCAAGCATCTTTTTCAGCAGTTTTTCTGCCCGGATATAATCAAACTCACGCTGTATCTGCTCCTGTGATACTTTCTTTGGTTCAAGTCTGTTTTCTATGATTTCATCCGTAATCTTTGTAACTTTCTTATTCTCATAATGATTCATATCGCATAACCTCCTACCTATTAGCCGTGGGAACAGGCCGAAGTTGAGGTTTTGTAAGAATTAATTTGAATCAGAGCATAAAAAAAGAGCCTGTAGGAGCGATAAAACTCCCACAGGCAATTTTCTATTCATTAATCATATTTAATAAAAGCATCTTTAAATCCAGAGGCTTTTGCCCTTGCAAGCTGTGCCTCAGCATTGGCTTTAACTGAGAAAGCACCGATTTGCACATGATATAGTTTAGTTTGTGGTGTCACAGAACTTGCGCTGTTTTCTTCCTCCAATTGCTTCTTTACATCGGTTCTAAGGGTATCCATCGACTTACCGTGCTTGGGGAACCAGTGCATAACATCAGCATGGTTACTTGCGATGCCCAGTTTATGCCCCTCACTGTGACAGATGATATCCTTCTCACTTAATCCATAGAGTTTGCAAAGATATACACAAAGCTCGACAGCTTCCTTATAAACAGCAGAAAAATACGAGGTATCGGTCAGACCGTCCTCGCAGATTTCAAATCCGATATGGGTATCATTGACCGAGCCTTTCGAGCCGGAACCGCCATGCCAGCCACGATGGTTCCACGGTAGCGTCTGATAGGTGGCAATCGAGCCGTCAGCCAGTTTGCCAATAAAGCCGTGGACACAAACCTGTCTACCGCCGGGCTTATCTTGATTCCAATGATTGTTGTACTGGTTCTTTCCGAGCAAGCCGTCATCCGGGCCAACATAGCGCTTCAGCCATGGGTTATTTGCCCCGGTGGAGTGTACCATTATGGCTTTAGGAATTATCGTTTTACCTGATTTGAAGCAGGCATTATTCGTTAGTATTAACTTGCGTAAGTTCATTATAATCACCTCAAATTCAAATATAGGTTGTCGCAAGATTGACAGGGTATAGGTGGTAGGTAAACTTCAAGTCGCAGTAAGCACTCGCCGATGTGCCATCACTTCCCATACTGATATACAGCCCATAACCAGAAGGCACTCGGCTTTGACGCATTTGAATATGAACATGCAACCCAGCGTTTGAACTATCAGCACCGATAGGTGTGCTGCGTGAGATTCTGGTAAAGTTCACTTCATCGTTTGAGATATATAAGTCTAGTTCTTTTTCACTTGTATCCGATTGACGGCAAAGGGTAATCAAATGACAATCATAAGCCGTCGGATAAAGCAATCCGCCCTGCCCGTCTATAACCACGCTATCAATGGGCAATAAGGTGTGAAAAGGTCCTCGAACACTATTAAT